TGCAATGAATACGGGAGTTCACCATAATCTCTGTGTTCATCACAATTATCTAACCAAAGATTTCTTAGCCAGTGTTTAAATTGTGAAGTATCTTTTTTCAATCTAAATCTCCACCTTCGCTGTCTGTAGCATCAGGATCTACTGCAAGGCCACGCCATTCTTTAATTTTTAATTCTTCTGTTTCTGGAACATCGTCGTGCCAGTTATTAATCCAACGTGTGCCAGTCCACTTAGCGTGATATGTATAACTACTTTTACCTGCTGTTTTAACTTCGTAGATTCCTAACATTTTAGGATTTGTTTTTTTAGGAAACCAAGGAGTCATTTCGTACTCGATACTATCCATATCTTTGTACATTTCCCACTTGCCATCTTTTTGTGATCCAGCAATGTAAAATCCAAAGTCTGAACTTTTACCGTTAGTGCTTCCGCCATTGTTATCAATGTCTTCACCATCATACGTGACCATACTGACAATTTCGTTGCCGTCAATTTCGTCGTAACTAATAGATAGTTTAGTAATATCAAACGGTTCTCTTAGTTCAATTTCACCTTCAAAGAAAGTGCCCTTTTCACTGCTAACACCAACAAACACTACAGTTCCTGGATCTTTACTATCAATCCATACTTCATCGCCACCGCCAATTTCTGGACTGTCATCGCTGTAACCATCGATGTCTTCTAAACTGCGTTCATATACAGTATTTCCATTTTCATCACAAATTTGTAAAGTACCAGCGTTGCGATCGACACCGCTAATATGTGCCATGTCATCACATTCGTACCAGCCACTTGGTGGAAACGGTTGCATTTCTTCTGGAATATTATTTTCTTCAGCATAATCACTACCCCAGGCATAATCACTGAGACTCAAACGACGACGTTTAAAATAGTCGTAAATTTTACGTTCTACAGTGCCCATAACATACTCACCGCCATATCCCCACATTTGAATGGTATAAGTGCGCGGAGTAAATTTTAATACTTCTATAAGTTTTTCTTTTTCTTGAGTAGTAGCCATGTTATTCTCCTGGATAATTTGCCTGAAAAGGTTCTGAGTAAAGTTGTATGCTATCTGAAATCTTCTTTAAATCATACAAGTTGCAAAATTTTAAAAGTCTAATACCTACTTGACTAATGTTTTTAGGAACAGCATTAGATTTAATAGTTTCAACAATTGACGTTCTAATATGTTCAGGTTGATAATTTAAGTCAATAAGTCTACGATTACGTTCATAATCATCTAAAACACGATGTTCTTCACCGTTATGATCAACCCAGCGTTGTAACATTAAATTATTCCAAGCGAATCCTTTTTTACTGCGATCTTCAAATGCTTCTTCAAGTCTATTTTTACGAACTTTTGGAAAAGCACTAAACACATTATCTGTGGGATCACCACGCATACATTTTTCAAATAACAACCATTCTGGGTTTGGAATGTCTTTTGCTTGACCTGTTTTTTTATCTACAACACGTTTACCTTTTTTGTCTAAAACACCTTCATGTGTGATAGTAGTTTCCAACACACCGTTATATTGTTTGACATTAGGTGCTATGAGTTGCACAAAATCACTGTCTGTGCTAATTATCACATGGTCATCATTTGGATGTGTTTGTATGAACCCTGCAATAAGATCGTCTGCTTCTAATACTGGGTTATGTAATACTGTGCAATTTGTTTTGGAAGCAATAAATTCTTTAAAAGTATCAAATGCTTCCCAAAATACTTTTTCTTCTTCTGCTTCTTTTTCAGTATGTGCGGCACGAGCTTCTGCACGATTGCGTTTGTAAGGAGCATAATGGTCCTTACGCCAACTACGACCCTCAAGGCAGAATACAACATGACTGCCGTTAAAGTCAGTCCATGCTTTTTTAATGCTGTTTAGAGTAATATGAAAAGCCATGCCAAGTTTAATATCAGCACTGCCGTTAATGACGTGTCTAGCACGAAAGAATGTATTGGCGGTATCCACCAAAATGTATGTCATTTTACCTCAGCTTTGCCATCTGCAAGTTTGTTAACATTAATATAGCCAGCACCACGTGATACATCCTGGCCTTCCTCGGCTAATACGTTACGAGCAAGATCTCTAAACCAGCGATCTACTATTTCTTCTTCTTTATCACCCTCATAACCATATCCAGCTTGTCTTAATTGTACTATGAAATACTCATTCCAGTCAAGCTCAAAAAAGCCATTTCTTACATTTTCTTTATTGACATGCGTGTCCAAAACGGCAACGTATGGTTCTTCTCGAGCAGTAGCACGCTCTTTTGGAGTCATTTTGGCAAGTTCTGCTTCTTTTTGTGCTCTTACTGTTTCGGCTACTGCTTTGTCTCGAGCTTCTTGTAATAATTCTTTTTCTGCTTTTAACTTTTCAAGACCAAAAATTTTGTCTATAATTTTTTTCATTAAGTTCCCCACTCGTTTTTAAATAATGGTACTTGCAATCGATCACTATACCGAAGACTGTTTTTCATTGCCAATTCTGCTACACGGCGGTTATTTAAAGTATAAACACTTTCAACACCACCTACAGGCATCAAATAACAAGGACCACTAAATCCTTCACCTCGATAAATGTCTACAGTTTCTAATGCTTCCTCAGCATCTTCTTCTGTAGCCACAACAAACTTTAGATAGGTATATCCAACTTCTTCATATTCTCTAACAATATCAGGCCTTATGGCAATATTTCTTTCCTCACCACTACAACTAAGTTTAGCACTGACACTAAAAGTTAACCGATGATAACCTCTATTTTCCATTCCCCAGTCTAACAAATATTTTTTAAACTCTGGAGTCAAACTTTGAGTACCGTTAGTTTCAAATGTAATTTCTTTTAAATCACGCATTTTAGGATGATCTAGTAATTCTGGGTAAATGTTTTGCCATTTAAGCAAAGGTTCACCACCAGTAATAACCAAGTGTTCATCTTCCCAATGGCCGTAAGGAAGAATTTTCATAATATTTTCTGCTATTTCATCTGGGCTGTAAAAAGGACTTAGGTGTTTAAATGCAGGGTGCCAACTAGCATAACTATCACAACCTGTACTAACTAACGGAAGTTCTTCATAACTTTTATAAAGATGAACATTTGCCGCAATAGGTTCGACTTCTGTAGTCAATTCACCTTTTGGCATGCCAAACCCTGCACATTTAAAATTACACCCAAAGGTACGCATAAACACTGAAGGCACACCCATATAGCGTCCTTCACCTTGTATACTATAAAATAGTTCTGCTAATTTAATTTTTTCCATACTTTTGCCTAAATTTATTGTAACGGTACATCCAGACTAAATTTTTCTATTTCGTCTCTGCTACTGCTTATGACATCGATCATTCTGTTATAATCTTCGTTATTTAGAGTTGTTTTGTAAATTTGAAGAGCAACTCTAGTCATAACAGCACTGATTTCCATAGCACTATACCCCGAATTAACTAATTCAGCTGTTAATTTTACTAGGGTGTAGTACAAATCTTCAAGTTTTGAATCTTCCATTTTAATCCTTTATTCTGATTAATCTTATTACCCAACTAGGCGGATCAAATTCCCACCATTTTTCTCCCTGCTTCCAAGCCCAGGCTTTAGCATGATGATTATTGTGCCACCCTTCACCTAAACTCATCAAATGTGCGATCCAACTATTACGTGATTGATCTCGCCCCAAGTCATAATTTTTATATCCATGTTTGTGTGCAATAACAATTATACTACTTGTTGAATGTAAACACAAGCAGGCCGGTATGGCATAAACGAAAATAATTAACCAAGGATTAATTGCAGCCAAAATGAGATTGTATCCTACAATTAATGCAAGATAGTTTTTATGTACCCATTTTTGAAATTCGCTTTGTCTTAAGTCTCTTACTATTTTTGGACTTATATTAGTTACTTCCCAAAGTCCGAACCAAACTTTAAAAGCTCTTTTAAAATTATATCTGCCATCAACATAGGGGCTATGGGGATCATTTGTTGTTTCAACAGATCTGTGATGTTGTCGATGTACGGCTACCCAAGCTAATGGACTCCCTATGGTTGTGACTACACTAACCAAACTAAGTATTTTTTCAATAACTGAATGTGTTTTAAAACTTCTATGGCTTAACAATCGATGCAAACCAATATTAACACCTAACATGCCTGTTATAACATAGGAAACTAAGGATATGACTAACATATCATAGTTACCAGTATGAATCACATATGCTAGACCGATGACTAACAATATGTG